TCTGACATATATTCTTGACCTGTTTCTGTATTAGTTAATGTTACTTCTGTTTTAGGTGTAATTACTGGCACTCTTTTACCATTAATTGTTTCATACCTAACTGAAGCTTCTGTTTCAATAAACGGCATTATTTATCCTCTCTGTTAATTTCTAGTACCGATGCAACAACATCAACAGCACCACTGGCTGCTTGTACTTTTAATACTTCACTTTCTTCCATAATTAAAGGTTCTGATATAACTTGTTTGTTTTCATTAGCAGATAAACTTACTAGATTATCTATAACAAAAACTGTGCTAGAAGCATTTAATAATGTTACTTTAGCAGTAGCAGATCCTGCTGCATCCTCAGCTATTAAAATAGATTTAACAATTGCTCTTGAATTAGAAGGCACCGTATACAAAACTGTATCGGCTGTGCTAGTTAAACTTAATTTTTGATTTCTATATATATTTGCCATTAACCAAGTCCTAACCAAGTAAATCGTTCTTGGTCTTCTTTTTGTTGTGTTAAATATGTTGAGTTTAACTGTTCTATAATTGCAGTTAACGCTCTGTTAATTTGTCTTTGATTGTCTTCACTATATTCTTTTTTAGGTTCTGGTAATCTAACTACTACTTTTGTCATTTAACAATTCCACTTTCTAAGTGATTTAGATAATCTATCATCACCTGTATTATTACTAGGCTTTTGTCTTTTACGCATGCCTTTCATCCTAGCGCAAAAACTTTTTCTACGCTTGGCAGCTTTAGATCCTTTTTTTAATTTAGACGGTTTAGTTGTTACAGCAGTTTTTAATTTTGATCCAGGATTAGCTGCTCTATAAGAAGCAACTCCTTTTTTATTTAAACCGCCAGAAGGATTCTTACCTTCTTTTCTTTGCCAGGCGGGTGTTTTACCACCCGACGCCATAGCAATACGATTTAAATATGCTTTACCATATCCTCGTCTAGCTTGATCCATTATTTTTTCTTTGCAGTCTTTGCAGATCTTTTTAAAGCTTTGTCTGTGACAGTGCCTTTACCTGGTCTGCTTTTGCCGGATTTTTTGGCTTTGTTCATATAATAATATAAACCTTTTTTAACCGTACGTCCGTCTTTTGTTTTATGATAACCTTTTTTCATGGTTTATCTCCTTCCATCTGGTTGTAGGTCTGCTTGAAAAGTTCCAAATCTCCAAGTTTCAGCTGACCCTGTATTTTCTATTTTTAAACTTGCATACCTACCTCTTGCTCTTGTGTCAACTTTAGTTGTACTAGTGCTAACAGTAAAAGGACTTAAGGTAGATGTTGTATTTGGATCTGCAGGATAGTCTGAAATAGAAATTGTCATTACAGCGTTACCTTGCAAATTTTTAAAATTAGGTAAAAATCTTCTCATTGCTAAAAAGTATTCTGCAGCTCCTTGATCCGTCTGCAAAGAAAAATTATATGATTGTGCAAAAGAAGTCAATGTGGTTACACTACCATCTGGATTAACTTGATCGGTCCCCGTTTCGTGTTCAAACAATACGCTTTGACCTAATCCTGATTCACCTATAATTGTAGGAAAGGTACCACTATTAGAACTGTTATATGCTGTTGCATATGGTTTAGGATATACTAATGAATCCATCCAAGTAGTTCTTATAGCGTTTGTATTTGTGCCTGTATACCAGTTACCCATAGGTAAAGGATTATTAGTTACACCATAATTGTAAACCACATATCTATTATTAAAATCAGATCCTGATGTTGGATACCACCATGTAACTTCTGTAAACAAGTTATTAATACCTGCATTTATCTGTTGACCTTTTGTAGTTGATGCATCATCATAAACATAATCTTCAACACTACATGGTAATGTATTAACTGTACCATCAAACGAGAAGAAACCATTACTACCCATCCAATAAGCAACACCATCAATTTCAATAGCTGCATTCTTACCAATCAATCCACAGTTTGTGCCAACCTGTTCAAATCCAAATGTAAATGGAGCTCCAACAAACTTCATGGTATATAAAGCGTTGTCTGTCCAAACTAGTATGTTTTCTTTTGCAACTAGTGCTCCCATAATTTTTGTTCCATCTTGTAGTCTTTGTGAACCTGCAGTATTAGTAGCTAAAATAGTATAAGCATCAATATCTTCTTGATCAGAAAATCTAATAAACATATCGTCTTGAGTTGTAGGTGAACCAATAGTTACCTCTGTACCAAAATGAATTAAGTGTCTTGTGGTTGGTGATATTAAAGTAATTCTTGTAGCTGTTGGATTATTTGTAGTTGCAAATCCAGATGTATTTGTAGCTGCTCTAGTAGTTAATGGTGTAGTCGCTCCTGCATTCCATGTAAAAGTTTTTCCATTAGCAATTGTTGCAACTAAAACTTCACCAAAATTACTTAAAGACCAAAGACCAGGCTCAAGTGTTATTGTATCTGCTTCGACTGCGCTTCCCCATCCACTAAAATCTGTAGCATTGGTAACAGTTGCACCATCACTGTGAGCTTGTCCTGTTGTTCCAGAAACTGCAGTTCCGTTTGTACCTCTAGTTATACCCGTTAAATCATTTGAGCTTACTCCAGTATACGTTATTAATTCTGTTCCTATAGCAATTGTTCCACCACTTGTTGGAAAACCTGTAACCGATGTTAAAGTTATTGCTGTCCCCGATCCACCTGTACCTGCAGTATCCGCGAGCAACGCTCCGTTTAAAGTTGTTGTTTGTGCTCCTTGTACTGTACCACCATACTGACTAATACCAAAACCATAACCATAAGTTTGAGCTGCAGGCCCAACAGGTTCGTATGGAATAATACTTGTACTTCCACCAGAAGCTGCAGATCCAGAACTTGTAAAAGTTATAGTAAAAGTAGTTGCTGTAGGTGTTGTAATAACTTGAAAAGTTTTATCTTCAAAGTCTGATGCATTTAAACCTGTTCCTCCAGGTAAAGTTACAGAGTCTAATTGTATAATGTCGCCGTCACTTAATCCATGAGCAGCAGATGTTGTAATAGTAATTGTAGTGCTACCATTAAAAGTAAAAGTAGCTCCGGTAATTGTAGTTTTTACAGGAGTAATATCAAAAAGTTGTCCTTCAAAAAATAAAAGTAAAAATTTATCTGTGCCTATTCCAATGTATCTATTGCCTTCAGTATCAACAAAAGCGTGTTGTTTTCTAACTACACCTACAATAGAATCTTGTAGTAAAGATTGCCAACCACCAACTTTTTCTGGTAATCCATATCTCCATCTTACATTATCAGAGTCAACCCAACGACCTATAGCGCCAACACTTGTGTCTTGTTTATCAACTCCTGGTGCGAATTTGATTTGAGTCAGAGCCATCTTTTTAGCTCCTATTGATTAGTAGATTTATATAACCAACCTTTTGCAGCGTTAGCATATATTAACGTTACACATGTATTATTAAGAGCAAGAGCATCATTAACAGCATCACCTTCTATGTTAGAACCATTTCTATCAATAATACAATTGTTTGTTGCAAAACCATTTGATGCTGAACCATCCATAATTGTAACTTCATCACCAACCGCAGGTGATGCAGGTAGTGTAATTGTTACGGGGTTAGCTACAGTGTCTACTACAATTTGATCTCCTGGAACTGCTGTGTATGTAGTTTTACTTGCTGCAGTTACAGACGTCATTCCTTTTTGTAACATTCCTAAAGTTGTTGCTGGAACACTACCTCTAGAATAAACTAAAGCTGTTGCACCTTCTGGAAGAGGAACTTGTGTAGATGCACTTTGACCTGTAGTTAATAAAGTTACAGTATAACTATCTGCAGCTCCGCCTCTAGTTGTGCCGTCTTCTACAAAAAATACTCTATTTGCATTACCACCTGATGTAGTTGCAGGCATAGCTAAACTAGCGCTACCAGATAAAGTTCCTGTTAATTTAATGTAAAGATTTTTACCGTTTGCGCTTGACGATCCGTCAGCCAAACTCAATGTAGTTGTGCCAGAGCTTAAAGTTACTTCTACATAACCTGAAGCTGCTGTTTGTAATAATTGTAAATTAGTATTTGTAATAGCTCCCCATAGACCAGCTTTTTCACCGGTTGCTACAAGTTCTATTGATAAATCTGTTGAATAAGTTGATGCCATATTAGTACGGTTTTATTGGTGTCCAAACCATGTTTGCTCCTGGTATTATATCATTCCATGTAATAACTCCTGGTTCTACTGTATCTAAAGATAAAGTATTAGCGTCAAGTGTTACATTTGCTTCACCAGTTATTGTAACATTTCCCGTAGCCAAGGTCAACGAGTTTCCAGTAGGAGAAACATTAGCATCTGCAGTAACTACAATAGTACCTAATCCTAAAGATACCGCACTTCCTGTAAGTGTGTGATTAGCATCAGCAGTAATAGTTAAAGTACCTGTGCCTAATGTAACTTGATTTGGTGTTAAATTTTCTGTTACAGCATCTGCAATGATACCTACACTACCTATAGTAATTGTAAGTGAATTGCCTGTTACGGCTATTGATACATCTGTATCTGGTCCTGATGTAGCAAATGGTAATGCTGATATTGCGTCAAATCCTAAACTCATAAATAATCCTTAAAAGGAGACAGGGGGTATGTGGTGGTGCCCTGTCTCCATCTAAGAATTATATCATCGTTTAAACCAAGAAGGAAGACCTAAATGTGGACGCTTGTCGAACATGTTATCCTTCGATCCAGGTGTTTTACGATTGTTATAATGCAGAAAAACTTGTACGCATTCTTTGCCTTTGAATTTATTTCGCCAATGTTCTAGCTCACAACCAGAATAAACTAACATATCTCCTGGTTTCAAATCTACTTTAATACCTTTCTTACCAACTTCTCCTGAAGGCTCTAGATATATAGGCCAGTCATCACCGGCAAGATTCATAGTAGTTGATATCTCACAACTAAATCTATCTTTGTGTCTTTTTAATTCATCACCTTTTTTATAAATTCTTGCATAGGTATAAGCTGGATATAATTTTAATCCTGTTGCTTTTTCCATACCTGGTTGACATTTAAGCAATAAAGTTTCCATAGCCATATTAGCGTATTGAGAATAGGTATTTGGTATCTGTTCATTCTCTCCTTCATAGTATCCTATGATAGTTTCAAAAGGTGAAAAGTATCTTGAAGCTTTACAAGTATCATAAACTTGTTTCTGCATTAAGAAATAATTTGCAACAAAAGCTGCTAAATCTTTTGATATTGCTTTTCTAATAACTGTATATTTATTTTTTTTAAACGACATCTTTAGCCATTTCTTTTGGCACTGCTTGTATATTCCAATGTATAAATCTAAATGGTTCAATGCCAAAGTCGACTGCATATTCGTGTTCTAAATAACCTGGAAATATAATTAATGTTCCAGGTTTTGGTTTAAGGTGAAATTGTTCGTGACCTGCCCATACACCTTTTAAATCTGGTTTCATTTTTAATTTTGTACACCTTGCGCCAGTCTTTGGTTCGTGAAATACAGGATAAGAAGTTTTATCACTACACTTTAAAAAATAAAAACCTGATACGTGTTGGTTCCAATGTATGTGTGCTGAATGATGTCCTCCACCTTTTTTAGCAAATTCTTGTACCCACATTTCACTAAACATAGTTGTGTATTGTTGCATATCATAACCTTGGTGATCTAAATATTCCCAAGACTTTTGACCAATGTAATTTCTAAAATCTAAAAAATCATTGTCAGCTGTTAGTGGTGTTGAGTGATATGATCTTCCAAAATCACCGTGTTCTTTTATAAATTTTTTTTCTCTTGTTCTTGCATCTTTAATATATTTGTTACTCGCTTTGTTTAACGATTTAACAAACTCTGGTTTTTCCTCACTCCATATTACAGTTGGAAAATAACTATTTATAAACATTATTTAAAAG